AAAATTAGGTATAATATTATTATGAAACAGAAACCCAACTTTAAAGTATTTGTTAGAGAATATTGTAAGGAACACGGCATTCTCTTATCTCAAGTAATCTTAGATAGAAAACTTGCAGAATCAATTCACAAAATTTATAAAACAACATATGGAATCAAAGTTAAAGAAATTGCCTAGTGGCGATATAACAGAATTTGCAAAAGAAACTGCTCAAGCCATGATGCAAGCAATGGGTCAAGCTAAAGTAATGGGTTTACTAAAAACCGATGACGATATGATGGATCTGCTTGCAGTTGGATTAGATGAGGCTTTTAATTTATTAATTGAAAGAATGGAAGTTCCAGAGGAGGGCCCTGAATCTAAAATTATTCTATAATGCGAAATTCCTCAACTCTTGATATTGTTCTTAAAAGGACGCCCAAAAGTTTTTCGGCTAAGCCAAAACACGAGGAAGATACCGTAAAACCAAACTATGAATCATATGAAATTCTTAGTGAGGCTGCATTTAATTCTATTCTAACCCCACCCAAACTTGTGAAAACTCCAGGCTTTATTAAGCGATTCTTTAATCGTCTTGCTTTTAAATTTAAACGATATTTAGTTAATCAAAAACTAAAAAAGTTTTACTCAACCCGATCTGGTGTTGCAATTGATGATAGAGCAGCTCTTGCAATAAAGGCCCTTGATGTTTCGCTTAAGGACCCAAAGAATACCCTTTTAATTGCACCAACCAGCGGCGCACGATATGTACAAACCCCAAACGCACATGTCTTTATTATTCTTAAGTACCAAACTATAATTTTATCAAATCATCAATACTATTATGAAATTGCAATTTCACAAACAGTATTTGATTATCTACTCGATAGATTTGATAGAATGATTGAAAGTCGTCGCAGACAAATGGAAAAGAAAATGCTCCATAATTCAAAGACAACTTTGGAACAAGCTGTTGCAAGTTTAGAAGGTAAAATGCTTAAACATACTAATAAAAATCCACGATAATATACTATGTCAAAAAGAGACACACGAACACCAGTCCTAGATAATTTCGGAAAGGACCTTACTCAACTTGCGCTTGAAGGAAGAATGGATCCAGTAATTGGCCGCCTTGCTGAAGTTAAGCGTTGTAGCCAAATCTTATCTAGACGAAAAAAGAATAATCCTATTTTAATTGGAGAACCTGGAGTTGGTAAAACTGCAATCGTTGAAGGCATTGCCAAAATGATTATTGATAAAACTTGCCCAAGGGTTCTATTTGACAAGAAAATTATTGCACTTGAAATTAGTAGCCTTGTTGCTGGAACTAAATACAGAGGGCAGTTTGAAGAACGAATGGAGGCTATTATTAATGAAGTAAGCGCCAATCCAAACATTATCCTATTCATTGATGAAATTCATACTATGGTTGGAGCAGGTTCAGCTAGTGGATCACTAGATGCTGCGAATATCCTAAAACCTGCATTGGCTCGTGGAGAAATTCAATGTATTGGAGCCACTACAATTGATGAATACAGAGAGTCTATTGAAAAGGATGGTGCACTTAATAGACGTTTTCAACAAGTAGTAGTTGAACAGTCTACCCCAGAACAAACTCGTCAAATTCTTGAAAATATTAAAGAATACTACGAAAGTCACCACTCAGTTACGTATAGCGCATCTGCATTGGACTCATGTGTAAAATTAGCAGATCGATACCTAACTGAAAGATTTTTTCCAGATAAAGCAATTGACTTATTGGATGAAGCTGGTGCTAACGTTCATATCGATGGAATAGTTGTTCCTCAAAAAATTAGAGAGCTTGAAGAAGAGCTTGGCGAAATTTCAAAAAATAAAAGAAGCGCCGTTGAATCTCAAAAATACGAAGCCGCTGCTAAATTAAGAGATGCTGAGCGTGATCAATTAGTTAAAATTGATGAAGCTAAAGTTGAGTGGGAAAAAACTCTAAAAGACAATCGACTTGAAGTAGATGACCGTAAAATTGCAGAAGTAGTTGCAGAAATGACTGGAATTCCAGTTGCAAAACTAACACAGACCGATCTTGAAAAAATTGCATCGCTAGAATCAGATTTGACTAAGCGAGTTATTGGCCAGGCTGAAGCAATTAAAAAATTAGCTAGAGCTATTAAGAGAAGTCGTGCAAATATTGCGTCTCGTAAAAAACCAATTGGAACTTTTATGTTTTTAGGTCCAACTGGAGTTGGAAAGACTGAATTAGCTAAAGCCTTAGCAAAAGAAATGTTTGACTCTGAAGAAAATATTATCAGAGTTGATATGAATGAATATGGAGAAAAATTTACAGCTTCTAAAATGATGGGAGCGCCTCCAGGCTATGTGGGATACGAAGAGGGTGGTCAATTAACTGAAAAAGTTCGTAGAAAACCCTATTCAGTAGTTTTATTAGACGAAATTGAAAAAGCTCATCCAGATATCTTTAATAATTTGCTCCAAATCTTAGATGAGGGTTATGCAGTTGATGGAAGAGGCCGAAAAATCAATTTTAGAAATACTGTAGTTATTATGACTTCAAATGTTGGAGTAAAAGACATGCAGGACCGCGGAGTTGGTATTGGATTTGCAACTGCCAACAATATTGAAAAGGAAAAGGCCCTTGCTAAGAGCATTTTAGATAAAGCTCTTAAAAATAAGTTCCAACCTGAATTTTTGAATCGAGTAGATGATATTATTATCTTTGATTCACTAGAAAAGGCCGAAATAGGTCAAATTTTAGAAATTGAACTTAAAGATTTGCTTGCACGATCACTAGAAAATGGTTACACCTTTGAATTAGATCAACCGGCTAAAGATTTTATTATTGAACACGGCTATGATGAGAAATATGGAGCACGTCCAATTAAACGAATGGTTCAAAATCACGTTGAGGACCTTCTAGCTGAACTTTGGATTGATGCTAAGCTAAAAGATAACGGTCATGTCAATATTACTATCTCAGAAGACGGTAATGGACTAAAAGAGTCAAGTATAGAGGACCGATCTAGATAAATAACCCTGAAATAACTAGTTAAAATGGGAAAATTTTCTAATAAAGACTTACCTGCTTTCCTAAAGAAGCCAAATTACTACTCAGAGGACGAACAGTTTGATAATGAAACTGGCCGTAACCCTCAGGTTACAGAAGAGTGCGAAACTTGTGATCAAGAACCAGCTATCGCTGAAAATAAAGTTCTAAGATTTACACAATTTGTAAATGAAAAGAAAAAATACAATCCAAAGTACGATAAGGACGGAGACGGTGATAATGACTTTGAAGATTACAAAGCATTTAAAACTGATGCTATTAAAAAGAAAAAGACAGTTGCTATCAAAGAGGGCGTAATGTCAGAAATCGATATCTTAGCACAAGAGTCTAAAACATTTAAAAGTTTCGTTAGAGCATTTAAAGCGGATGGCCGTTATAAAGGTTTAGATAAAGCCGGTGAAGCTAAAGAGTTTGAAGCTTGGTTAAAATCTATCTATGATTCAGCAAAGGCTCACCAAAAGATGAATGAATCATGGGATCCAAGAGATGCATATGAACATGGTGCAACCTCAAATTGCTGCGGTGCTTCAGTTATGATGGGCGATATTTGCTCTGATTGTGGAGAACACTGTGAAGCTGAATATTGGGATGAAGAAGGAGATGGCGAAAACCCAGAAGAATTAGGTCACAATTCAAATAAATTTGAATATGGAATTGGAAAGGACCGTTTAGATATGCCCAATGGAAGAATAATGAATACTCCAGGAAATTCTGAGTATATGGCAGAAGGAATGGGTCATACTTGCCATGATGGAAGTAAATCTATGTTATCTGAAGCTGCACATCACTTAATTGAATCTATATGTGAATCGACTTGTTCAGATGCTTCAATGTATGAAGCAGATTCAGATCCAGAACATCAATTTGAAGGCTATATTAATGAAGCTTGTGCTTATATGGAAAAGTGTATGTACGAAATGGTGGATGACGGCATGACAATTAATGAAGGCTGGAATAACGAATCTGCTTGCTATGAATCTACTTGTGAAATGATCAAAGAAGTTTGCGAAAAACTTTGTAGTGAAGCATTGGAAATTCATAATGATGAAACCATAACTGAATATAATGATTATGTTGCAGAAGCAATCGGTTGTTATAGAAACGGTTTAATGGAAATGGAAAATGATGATGTAAATGAGTCGGATAACTCAAAAACACCTGAACAAATTGCAGCAATCGTTGCAAATTGGACTAGCCAAAATCAAGATAAATTATTATCGCTATCTGTTGAAGATCAGGCAGCTGACATGGGTATTACTCCAGAAGAATATCAACTCGGTGCAACCGCAATAGGAAAATCACTTAAATAAAATACATCTTCCAATTGGAAGAAGGTAATCGAAAAACGCAAGGCCAAGAAGCTTTGCGTTTTTTGCTTTTATTAGCCCAGGTTTAGTATATTTACATTGAATAACTGGCTAAATAAATAACAAAAAATAGTAGGCCAGTGCAAAGAGTAAACGAAATGGCATTTTCTAGAGATAACTCAATTATCATATTTGATTTAGATGACACACTAGTTGTCACTAATGCAAAGATCCTAGTTAAGGATGCACTTACTGGTGAAACCTTTGATCTTACTCCACAGGAGTTTAATGAATATGAAAAGGAACCACATCACGAAGTAGACTATAATCAATTTAATGATGCTAATATTTTAAAGGCTGGAAGATTAGTAGAATGGGTACTTAATATATTACGTTCTGCCTATGAATCTGGGACTGCTGTCGGCATTATTACAGCTAGAGATAATAAGAAACTAGTCAGAGAATTTCTATTGTCCCATGGGATTGATATTCACCCAAAATTAATCTATGCGGTTAGCGATCCAGAATTTGGATTTGAAGGAACTATTGCAGAAAAGAAAAAAGAAGCCTTCCGAAAACTAATCACTAAAGGGTTTAGACACTTTACTTTTTATGACGATGATCGTAAAAACCTAGAACTTGCAAAGAGTCTAGAGGATGAGTTTGAAGAAATTACAATGAAGACTAGAAAAATTGGTCGTACTCAAGTTCCAAAATTAGATATCAGAACAGTTGGAATCTTTAGTGGTAAATTTAAGCCACCTCATGCTGGTCACTATGAAGCAATTGCAAAAATTGCAGAGGAAAACGATGAGGTTCATGTTTTTATTTCAAAAACTGAAATGGCTGGTATTAGCGGTAAGACTGCAATGGAAGTTTTAGAATATTATCTAGAAGATTTTGATAACGTTGAACTCCACCTAGCGGATGTTACCCCAGTTAGAAGTGGATATGAATTTGTTGAGGCGCTTGGTAAAACCCAATATGCTCCAAATACAGTGGTTAATCTTTATGCAACAGATAAAGACATGCCTAGATGGGCTGCCATGGAAAAGTGGAGAGGCAGTATCTCTAAAATTAACCGAATTGAAACAGCTCGTCCTGAATTTGGAGGAAATACTGGTTCAGACGGAGACGAGGATGGTGTTTCTGGAACTTTAATGAGAGAGTTTTGGTTAGCTCAAGATTTCAATAGTTTTTCACAGGGGATCCCTGAAGGAAAGGATCCCAAAAAGGTTTGGATGATATTAGGCGGAAAGATTGAAGAGGACCTGCTAACCCCAGAATTACTCAGAGACCGTACTAAAAGCAATCCAGATATGGATGATTTGCCGCCAGAACGAGCTCCGCAGAGAGTCAGTGGAACATTAAAGATACCTGCACAATGGGGCATGTATAAAGGTGGAAGACAAGAACTTGGAGCAAATCCGGGTTCTGGAACAAGCCGTATAAAAACTTTTTCGGACTATATTTCCGATAAATAACAAAAAGAATCTATCAAAAATGGTTAAATCATTCCAAAACTATTTTAGCGTTAACGAAGATGCTGCAACTGAATTGGTTACATTAAATCAACAAGAGGCTGAAGCAATGAAAGTTGTTAATGATGCTCAAATTAAATTAACTGCAATCAGAGAAAAAATCAAAGCTACTACTGCTAAACAAGCAGAAGAGCAAAAGTTAGCTGCTGCACAAGCGCCGACTGTATAATTAAAATAACGCAAATCGCGTGACTAGACAAGAATTAATATCAGATATTATTGATGAAGTAACATTCTCGGGATCCCTTCCATATCAACTTCCAACAAAGGAAGTAGAAAGGGTTATTAAAAATGCCGAGGTGTTTTTTTATGATAATTGGCAATATGCTCTAGATAAAGCGTATTTGCAAATTCCAGTTGATGTTTTTTCAGCTGGCCAATTTAAAGATAGCCGCACTATTACTTTACCAGATTGCGTACAATTTGTACATAAAGCAGTTGAACCAACTGGAGCATCTGTTTTTTCAACAATGGATAGAGACTTTGGTGAAAATAAATTTGTTGGATCTGAGATGTACTTAACTCCATTTGTTGGAGAATCCTTAATGTATAGAACAGTAATGTTTTCATTCTTAGATTTAACTAGAGCATTTTTGTTAGATACAATTGCATACGACTATAATAAAAACACTAAACAGTTAACTGTTCTTGGAAGAACTCCAAAAAGAGGAGCTGTTTTGGAAGTTGCAAAAAAGATTGATCCTTCAAATCTGTACGAGGATGAAATGTTCCAAAGATACTGTAGAGCAAAATCTAAACAAAGACTTGGCGAAATGATTACAACATTTGATTATGTTTTGCCAGGAGATGTTAAAATAAATTATACCAACTTAGTAACAAAGGCTGATGCTGAAATGACTGCTGTTATGGAAGCAATTAAAGGCGAAAACTCTGCAGGTTGGATGTATACAATGAGATTCTAATATGCCAATAGATTTTTACATAAAAAGTATAGATGAACCCAATTATAGCGAAGAGACTTTATTAGAAACAGAGGATCTTGCACTAATTATTGCTCAAATCAAAATGGTTCTATTAACCAAAAATGATTCAGTTTTGGGAGAAAATCGATTTGGAATTGACGAAGAAACTTATCTATTCGATTTTAGTGATAGTTTTAGTACAACTAAAATTCACGATGACATTGTTTCTCAATTAAAACTATATTGTACTTTATTACAAAACCGTGACTGGAACGTAGAGGTACTAAAAGTTAACGACGGAATTGATCAATTTAGAGATTCAATTCACGTCGTTATATCTATCGACAAATCTATCAGATTTGTTATTGCTTATCAATAAATTATAAAGCTCCAGGAGCTCCTAATTCGCTAGCTGTTTCTTTACCAGCAGCGGCTTCAGCGCCTGCGCCTCCTTCTGGGGCAGAACCTGCTTCTGGTGCTGCTCCTGGTGCTGCAGCTTCTCCAGCTTCACCCTCTCCAGTTGGAGTTTGATTCATATAATCTTTATTCTTTTGAAGATCCTCATCGCTCATTCTTAAATACTCTTTAACCAAGTATTCAGTAGAGAAGTATGGCTTACCTTCATCATCAACAACTCCTTTAAGGGCATTAAGTGTAGCAAGACGCTTATTAAGTAAATCTTGTTGTTTGATTTCTTCAAATACGTTATCATCATGCCAGTTAATACCGACTGCGTTTTTAAAACGGTAATCATCTTTTAGATCTTTAAAATCAAGACACATTTGAAGATATAGAGGCTTTGTCAATAATTCTTTAAACGCTGAACGAAGACGAGTTACAAATTTATTATAACGAATTTCTTCACGACGAATACCTTCAGCATTCATTGTATATTGACCTGCGCCATTTGCAGAATCCCATCTTGAATAAGGAATCTTAGAGTCCATCTTTAACTTTTCTTTGAAATAGTTAAGAAGCTCTGATCCTGACATATTAGGACCTGCGTATTCCAATGGAGCAATTTCAATTGCTTGGTTTTGATCGTTTACTGGTAAAATATAATTCTTATAGAATAATAGGTTAGGGCGGCCGTCTACTTGGATTTCTCCAGTATTAGTATCAAAGAAAATATCTTCCTTTAATTGGTTTGCAAATTCACGAACGTCTTCTTTTGCTTTGTTTAGAGACTTACTTCCAATTGGAACTTTAGTAGTTAAACGAATAGGAGCATTCATTGTATGCCAAATAACTTTAGAGTGCTCAATAACACGCATTAAGTTAAATGATCTAACCATTCGCTCAACAAAAGAAATACGTTTAGTTCTAAAATGGTTTGAATATGATAAGTAAAGAACTTGGGAATCGGTAAGGGTTCTTACTTTAGATTCTCCAGCAACTTTTTGGGCCCATTCTAAAAAGATCTTTCCAGCTGCGTCCTTTTTAATTTGAGGATATAGAGTAGATGGATCGACTTCTTTAAATCCAATAATTTCTCTTGGGTTTTGTAAATCATCATAAAGAATCTCAAATGCCAAATGTCCTTCAATTAACCATTGATAAAAATACTGCCATGCTGAAATTCCTTCATTGAAACCCCATGCATTGTAGATTCTTTCAAAATTTTCGTTATATTTTTCAATAACTTTTTCTTGATACTTAAGACGCTGCTCTTTATTTTTTCCTTTATAGAGCATTTCTCCAACTAGGTCATTTGGATATGCAAAACGGTTATCTTCATCAAATACAATAACGTCATCGGTAATTGATTCGATTACAAATTCAATTTCACCATTTGATGCAAGATCTCTTAGTCTTTCTCTTTTTGTTGCGTAATCTAATTGAAAGAATGCAATAGCTTTAGTTCTAAGAGCAGATGTTGTATCTGATATTGCCATTGTAGCTCTAGCTAAAGAATCAGTTTGTCCACCAGGTAGAGCGCTTCCTCTAGCTTGCATTAGCTGACTTTCAATAAATCCTATCGATTGTGAGTTCTTAATTAAAAGATCCTCGTACTTCATACCAACTCGGCTTAAATCTGATAGTCTTGATTTAAGTCCGCCTAAGCCGATATTGTCTAGAAATCCTGCCATAATTATGCGTTAAATTGTGATATTACTGAGTCCATGCTTAAAGATCGTGTCTGGATTCCATCGAAAATATTGGTTTGAGCAATTCTGGGTACCAGATGGAATGGAATAAGCGTTGGGTTTGTAATATTTGCTTTTTGATATTTATTTACTGCGTAACGGACGTTAAATTTACCTCCACTCGCATTTTGAAAAAGGTCAGATAGGGCAAATGGATTTGCGTTAAATCCAATAAGCGGAGTATATTCAGGAAGCTGGTATAGCTTTCGAGTATCTCCTATGAACTCTCCCTTGTCTGTATATGATTTACTTATAATATTATTAAAGACCTGCCAGAGTATGTTCAGGATAACTTGGGTAGACCCTATGGGCATTACTTTAAGGTTTAATATGGTAACATCAGTTTGTCCATTAGCTAAACAGATTCCAATTGGACGCTGATCATAATATGGTCTTTTAATTGGGTATTTAGCCATTTCTCTTGCATCAAGATATTGATCTGCAGTTGGAATTTGTTGGTCGTCAACTGGTTGTGCAAAAAATGTATAAACATGACCTGGAATAAAAATAGATTCCGGTAATGGCTGAATGTCGCTAAAGAATGGATCGTCTAATCTTTCTCCGCTATTTCTAAAATTGTCTATTTGGGCACTAAATGTTGGCTTGATCATCTTTATATTCTACAAACTTTTAAATAAGAAGTTTTCGGTAATAATCCCGAATCTAATTCCTTTTTGCGCAGCATAGTCCCTAGCTGCCTCAAATTTGGCCTGATTCATAACAAACTGCTTTGCAGCATAGACATAACTTGCAGTTTGTTTATCAGTCATTCTCTTTGGTTTAGTTGGAGGCGAAACATATTTGTTTGGCTTAATCTCGATTAACCAATTTTCCTCAGTATTATTAGGACCAACCAACTTAACAAAGAAATCAATGTAATAGATATGACCACGTTTGTCCATTGGATTGTAATATGGAATTCCAAATGGTTCAGATGAATATTTAAGAACTGATGGACTTGAATCTAACCATTTCAAAAACTTATATTCCCAACTCGATCTGTAAATAATCTGAGTAGGATCTCCCATATATCGATCTGGCTGCTGCGGTCTAAAATAACCTTGCTTTACAGATCCTCCAATTCTAGGTTTAAGAAATGTTTTAATATTCTTTTTTTGATTAGGGTCTTTCATATTAATATTTATAGATAGACGATATCATATACAGAATTACTAAAGTGCTTACCTATTAGGTCTTGAAATTTTGAAATTGTAAAGGCCGGATCCTGTCGATTTAGAAATAAGAAAAGATCGTTAATATCTTTAATTTTGGATAGCTTTATAATTTGAGTAGGAAATTTCTTTTTTAATTCTGCAATTAAACTATTCCATAAAAATACAGAATACCCATCTTTAATAAAGGCTAGCATTGAGTCCTTTCCTGCTTTATCACGGTCAAATATAATTTTAATATCAACCGCACCCATTGCTTTTAGGATTGATTTGGCTTTGGAAACACCAGAAGTAGCTAATCCATTCTTTAAAAACATAGAGTCAATTTGACCCTCAGTTACCATAAGAGGTTGGGTAAAATCAACATTTAAAATATTGAAATAATTATTAAGATAGTTTGCATCGTCAATAATTTCTGGAGTATCACCATTTGTAAATATTTTAGAAACCTCGTTATAGGATTTAATCAAATATTTTCTGTCAGTAAATGGATCTAAGCTTCGGGTAGCAAGACCTAGAATTTTACCAGAGCGGTGATCAAAATTAAAGATATAAACTTTATTGTCCATTGCATCAGCATACATAATATCGCCAAAGTTTTGGACTTTAGTTAAACCTCTGGATTGTGCAAATTTAAATGCAGCAGAATTTTCTGAAATTTGATCAAGTCTTCTTAAAGAAAATCGGTTTATGACATCAGTAATCGATATCATACTTTTACGATTAGACGTTAGGAATCTAACAAGATGATTTTCAGTAGTTTTTTTGTAATTTACCTCAAGGTCCTTTTCTTCTAGAAATAGGGACGAAATAATTCCATATTGATTACTTAAACTGGCTACAAATTCAGCAAGGCTCATCCATGCCATGCAACCATCATTGAAACATTTATAGGTTTTAGTTTCCAAATAGAGGTGGCCTCTTTTTTTGGATGCTTTGACCTTAGAGTCTCCACAAAATGGGCAAGCGAAATTTAATTTACCGTCGCTCTCTTCAATAGTCTGTTTATCGTGAATGCCAGGAAACCTGGCGCCCAAGACACTTTTAACAAACTTTGAAACCTCATGTATTTCCATCTAATTAATCTTCTACTTCTTCTAGCTCATCTTCTTCGACTATGACTGCTTTGGAAGCTTTCTTTTTCTTGATTTTATCAATATATTTTGCAAGTTCTGCATCTGGAACAACTACCGTATTTAAACCATATTTAGAAACAATACTTAGGTACTGTGGCATCAATTGAGGTGGAATTGCTGAATCTGGATTTGCAATAAACTCTTGAAGAGCTTCTGGAACCAAGGTATTTTCAAATGTTTCTGAATCCACAATATGAATTGGGAAAGATTGAATATCTTGACCTTTTTTAGGTTTATGCTTAACTACTTCAATTGCACGACGTAGTTGAGGATTAATTTGAGGTAATCCCATTGCAAGAAGCAACTTATTTAAAGGTTCGCAAATCAAACGAAAGAATTGTTGATCTTTATCCATTGGGATTGCAAATTCAGCTGGGTAAACACCTGGAGAAAATGCAAAAATATCAAAATCATATTGGTTTTGAGCAGCATAGTAGAATTTAACTTTACCGCTAATAACTCGATTGTATTTTTTATTACCTGTTTCCTTTAGCATAAAGTTATGATAGGAAGCGGCTCTAGTATAGATTGGAACGCCTTTGTCTAACTTTAAAGGATGTTCGCACTTAACATACTTATCATAAGTGCGAACAGAGAATGAAAAACAAATATCATCAGGCGATAGAGTTTCCATTTCAGCTCGTAGGGCTTGTAATTTAGGAATTAATTCAGCTTCAAGGTCTAAATCATAGCCACGATCTAAGAAGAAGTCGTATAATTTTTCAAGGTGAGCTCTTGCCCAAATTGGATAAGAAGATTGAACTTTTTCAAGACCTTTTACTACTTGACTTTCTTTTTCTGATAATTCTTCAGCCGGATTATCTTCATAACTTACTTTAAGAACGTATTTCTTTTTAGCACACCAAATTGCAGCTCGTGAAAGATTTTCCATTTCAAACTCTTGGCGATTATCAGTATTAAATGCAGTTGCATATTTTTGAAACGCTGCTCTAAAATAACCACTCAACCTTTCACGATTGATTGCTAAGCAAAACTTAAGAGCTTCTGTATCACTTAAAGAAAAACCTTCAATTGAGTTAATTGCTGGATGAAAACTAACATAACATGAGTCTGTGTCAGTATAAATTGCAGCTTCTTCTTTAACTTGATTAATCTTTAGATTGGATATGCCAAGCTTTTCATGTAATTCAGTGTCTAGATGCCATTTTTCTGTAAAGTAGTGATTAACTGCTTTAATTGAAAATTTAATAAGGTCTTGACCTTGTAAAGTAATTGATTGCGCAATATCTGTATCGTGAAAATAGAAATATTTGTTACCGAAGGCTCCATAAAACGAGTTAATCAAGATTTTTAGAGCGTTTTGCTCAAGATTAAGACGTTTAATCTCTTTGTCTAATTGTTCTTTAGTTTGCATACATGAGTATTTTACTTGGTTGGGGTTCTTAGTTTAACCTATCAGTATAATACTAATAAATAATTAAAATTAGCATGGCATTGGTAGCACAGGACAGAACTTTATCGAAAGTTTACGCAAATTATCCATTTTTGCGAAATTTTCCATTTCAGGATTTTCACATTGAAGCGGAGGAGTTAAAAAAGCCTCAAGCTGAAGATGGGGAATTTGCCATGGCAGCCGGCCCAATAACAAATCCATTTATAATTAATTTTGTCTATACTAGAGAAAAGCAAAAGACTGCAATTTCAGTTTTTGATAGAGAATTGGACTGGTTAAGCACCAGAGCAGAGTCAATTACTGAACTTGATGATGTTGTACGTATAATTAATGATTCTCTGCCGACTAGTGATATTATTAAAAAGAGAGATGCTGTCCTAGTAGTTGAACATTGGCTTAAGAAGATTGCCGACGATCGCGCCACGTTAAATTATAGTACATTTAATGATATTTTGATGCGCCTGATCGGCGTTACGCAACTCAAAGAGACTGTCCAATTGATAAATAATATCAATAAGTTATCTTCTGGTGCAAATGTGATAAAAATGGATAAAAAGCAATACGATATTATTATGACGTATTACGATTTCCAAATGATTTATTGCAAATTGGTACTTGGGATAATTATTGCAGCAAAAATATCGCTTTAAAATGTCGCAAATCGACCAATTTTTAAACTATTTGTCTACACTAAACGAATCAACGATTCAATTAACAAAACAAGACTATCAAAAAATTTGTTCGATTAGGGATAAGGTTACTGAACTGGCAGTTAAGGTGTCACAGACACAAGCTGTTGCGCAACCTAAATCGACATTAGTAAAAGAAAAAGCAAAGGTTCCAGCGTATCAAGCAGTTAGCGAAAGCATTTTACCATTTAACGAATATTTTGAATCTAAGTAAAGATGAAGCATATTAAACTATTTGAAAATTTTAGCAGAGAGTATCTAAAGACTAATAATAATTCTTTGGTTGCTTTTTATACAGATAAGCTTGGTGATTTTCTGTTAGAAAGGGACATACTTAAAAAACTAGAATTATTTGAAGCTAAAGTCGATTCACTATTTTCAGATGATTGGAATTTAAATAGAGGAAGAGGCTATAGCAACCATAAAGGAGACTATTTTGCGCTTAATGTAAAGGTTCATGTATGGCCAAGTACAGATGAAGTTGAATCTAAATTTGGTATTGAACTTGATGAAGAGTACCTAAGCGATATTTGGTATAGATGGCTACAAGATCAAGCGGAAATGTTTCAAGAAGATATTGAACAATCCTATGATTGGGTAAATGCAGTCGGTTGGGGCGGAAATAGCGGAGGTTGGGTTCACATTGAACCAGAATTAGGAGCAGACCGTCTACTAGAATATGCAGAAGAAACTGTTACTGATTATTTAGAGACTAAAGAATATTATGATGAAGAAACTATTGCAGAAGTTGCTACTGCAATCAATAGTCCTGAATGGAACCGCCTTGCTGAACTTGGTTTAGTCGAAGACGAAGATGCAGTAAAGGAAATTACTGATAAATTAGCTGAACTTATTAAATGGTTCGATACAGAATGTGCTAAACTAGATCAAATCGAAGAGGACCTTAAATCAATCCAGCGTCAACATAAAGAATTTGAGCGCAATGCCGAACGGTATTTTATGGAGTTCTTAGCGGACGAGATAACAGACGGTCATATTCGTTAACCCTTAATGAATTTACTTAAATCATAATTGTGTTTAGACACAATCCACTGTTCCTTTTCATAGATTTTCTCACGAACTTTACCGTGTTTTACAATATAACCATTTAGATCATCGATTAGATCGTAAATTGTTACTTTGCTTTTTCCAGCTAATTTACGCATTCCACGACCTACTGCTTGACGAATGGTAATCTCTGATTTATAACTTTCAGCAAAGATAATATTTTGCACATTCTTTAAGTCGATACCAGTCGCAAAGGTTGCATAACTTGCAACTAGTGTTACATTAGACCCAGCTTCCATTGCATCTTTATATTCAGCTCTGTCATCTCCGCTTACTTCACCATCAATATAAAATGAATTTGGATTCCAATCTGAAATTCGTTCCTTTATTCGTTGGCCGTATTTGTCTTTTACATTAATGAATAGGATTAGGGTATTTCCACCAAGTTTCTGAACTAGAGTTGAAATAAAATCTACTCTAGGTTCATATGAAATAATAAAGTCCTTTTCCATTTGAAACATATTTTTACCATAGTCCTCAATGCGATGAAACTGACTTTTACCATGCTCTTGCATGTATTTGTAGTTTTGAATAAATGGTTCGTTCTCGGGATATTTTAAGGAAAGAATCTTAATGTAAACGTCCGGCGAGTGTTTGTTTTCAATTAGGAAACTGGATTTAAGAGTCATACTTAAAGGCCCAATATATTCTTGGATTTTATAGAAGTCAGAAAAATCTTCGTCTACTTGAATTGTTCCAGAAAGACCCAACTTATATTCAACATTAGTTGAAGCTAGGAGAATATCTTTAATAGTATCTCCTCTTGAAGTATGGCACTCATCAACACAAAGCACAGTAAATTTCTTAAAGAAATCTCCGTCCCTTTTTGCTAAACTTTGATATGTTGAAATTACAAGATCGGCTTCTTCAAATTTCTTATCAGAGTATTTGTTTTTACCACCAACTTCTAAAATATTCCAGTTAATTAATCCAGTATGATAGTCTTTTACAAATTTCTCTGCAGTTTGGCCAACTAGCGAAATATTGGGAACTACAATAAGGGCCTTTTTATCTTTGCCATTAATAATTCCTTTGCGTTTAAGAAAGCTTAAATATAAAAATAGGATTAGAGTTTTACCAGCAGAAGTTGCCAATTCTTGAGCGCTAAACTTAAACTTAAGTGCTCGATATGCAGCTTCCATTTGATAATCGTATGGTGTAAGATCCACACCATCTAATAAGACACTTGCAAATTTATCAAGTTGATCCTTTGTAAATTCAAGATTAAGTAGAGAATCTAATCCATCTAATTCAATCTCATGACCATAAATTTGGCTAAATTGTTTGATTTGATACCAAAGACCTACTCCAATTCGGTTTTCTCGATCTATGAACTTGTCATAACCGTCCCAAAGGCGACGTTGAAATAGAGGACTGAAGTGATAGCCCTTTGCTCTTTTCTTAAAGAAGTTCTTAAGATCGACTACTTCTTTCTTAAGATCATTGTGTATTAGCTGAAAATATCTTTTGTCTGGTGTTAACTTAAACTTTAGCAAACTCGGTGGATGTTTTTACACACCCAGCATCTTTTCGATATCAAGTCTAGTTTTAATTCCGAAAAGAGCGGCATCTACTGTCTTGATTGTGTCTTGATAAAATTGAGTTTGGCTTTCGATTTGTTCGATCGTTTCTTTGATGTTAGACGTTTTTCCGTCGACAATAGTAGTCTTTTCGTTAGAATTGTATCTTAGCTGGGATGTTCTGGAGACTGCTTCCCATTCGTCTCCTTTTTGTTCTCTATATTTCTTTTTATAGCGATTGTAATGTTCAATTAGGGTATGGTTTTCTTCGAGCAATCTCTGTCTTAAACTTAAGAAATAAACCTGAGCGTCGGCTAGGCGTTTAATATTATTCATATAGCCAATGCCTTCTTGCACCTCTTCAGACACAACCTTACGCTTTGCTGAAAAAACATCAGATAAACTCTTCTTAACTTCTTGTGATTGTTGTTCGAATTCCATACCTTCTTTTACTTGGTACTGGACTTAAGGTTTAGACAAAGGTATAACAAGTACTCTCCAATTTAAAGTAATAGCTTTCAAATTCACGTGGATCCAATGTTGTATAAATGTCAGTTCCAATTGAATGGGTATCTCCATTTTTATAATATGAACTAAGCTGTCCAGCATAGAGACAAATAATAGAATCAATGTGATATTGTTTTAAGCTGCCAAGCATCATTTGTTTAAATTCTCCGTCTTTTACATCAGATCCGACGTTTGTTACAAAAATACTTGGGTATATTATAGGATAGCCGCCCATTTGAACATTTGGAATAAATGTCTGACGAACATATGGAAGTGCACCAAATTTGGATAAATCTGTTAAAACTTGACGATAAATCTTTGGATTACTAAAAGTAAAGATGACAAAGGGCTGCTTTCTCTGAATAGTTTCCCTAACCAGATTAACTCTATTACCCTCGTACTCTCCTTTGATAAACTCTAAGTTCAATTTTAGTATAATATTATTTCAAAGTTATTTATTTCATATGAAGCAAGTTTTAAACGTAGTCGATTTTGATGAAACCCTCTTTAGAGTTCCGCCATTTACCCATGCAGGAACAGAATTTAAAAAGCCATACGAATGGTTTGATAATCCAAAGTCCCTGAATACAAATCTCTATCGATTACAGTTAATTGAATCAGTATTTAACCAATTATCCGAAGACCATACTACTATTATATTAAGTCACCGAGTTGAGAAAACTAGAAAGGCCATGGAAGCTGTATTGGATAAGTTTGGTATTAGTAAAAGATTTGATCAAATTATCCTATGTGAAAGAAATACTGACAAGCCACAGATGTTATTGGAGTACTTAGATAAGGTTGGACCAAACTTTGATACAATTCGAATATTCGAAGACTCATTGGTTCAAATCGATAAGTATGTCAAAAATCCATATCTTTCTAAAGTCACTGAAAAGATTGAATATTGGTTTGTTGATAAGACTGAACTACTTCAAATCAATGGAAATATTGGTATATTAACTAGAGAAAGAATACAACTTAAATACTCATGATAATTTTTATTGAAGGCACACGTCATTCAGGCAAAACCTATTTGCTAAACCAATTAATTGAAAGACATGGTGCTGATCTAAACCTATTTTATTATAAATTTTACCTAGCAAACGAATACTCTGCAATCGTTAAAGATTGGGATAAGTCAGATAAAGGAATCCACTACTTTAGCATGGGTAATATTATGACAATCCTAGATCTACATAAGCAATTTCCAGAAAAGATTTTTGTATTTGACAGAGCTCATATTACAGCTGCCACCTGGGCTACTTTATGGAATCGAATAACCTTTGATGAAGCTCAATCTGAGCTGGCTGGTCTAATTAATCGTCCTGGCTATCAAGACTGTAAAACTATTATGATTGATGCACCCGATCAATTTAAACAAGACCAATCTCGTCAAAAAGACCTATGGGATGGCTTAATTTCACCAAGTGAAGAAAAAAGAATTATGCATAATTTAATTCAATCTGCTCCATGGACATTTAAAGAAGGTCGATTAGGTAATTCATTTAATACATTCACAAATAATTTTGATTCAGAATCAGTTGATGAGTTCTGCGATTTAATCCAAAAACTAGTTCGGGATAAATAATTAGAAATAGGCAACTATAAAATGACAAATCGCGTAATTGGAGACTTCAAGCAATTCTTAAATGAAGCAGAAGATACTCAAGATCTTAAAGGCATACCATTTCAGGAGCTAATGGACAAATTGGTTAAATTAACAGATTTAACTTCAGATAGCTTAAGTATCGGAACCCCGGCTGATATCTATGGACACTCTACTTCATACAAAACAGATCTTTCAGAGGTTCAGGCAAGACTTGCAGATATTGATCACTATTTTGCATCAAAAATGAAGCAAGAAGTTAAATTTTACTGTTGGAATCTTAACTGGAAAGACTATTCTTCTGGTAGAGAATTAGAAAAGAAACTTCCTGAGGGAACTATCCAACCATATCAAAATATTAACTTGGATCAATTAGTTACCTATTTTGAAGAAAACCCAGAAGATGCTGGCTTACTAAAAGGTATTAACCTTGGAGTTTCATCTAAGGCTGGCCAAGAGTTTGCAAAAGACATGTCAGCTGGTAAATACGGATCACTAGACTAATTAATAAACATTAAAATTTATGGCAGGTTTAAACCACTTAAAAGATATTTACGAAAAAAAGGGCAAAGAATTCTTAGAAGCTCTATTAAACAAAGAAGTTATCGTTAATGAAAAAATGGACGGTGCCTTCTTTGGTGCTCAAAGAAACTGTGGAAATTCTGAAGAACCTTTTGAATTTTTTAAACGTAATACTAAATTAACTGGAGTAGATCGTGTCCTAAGTTCATACTATAATCCTGCACTTAAACACTTTGATGAGTTATCGTCAGATGTAATCGAAAAGCTTCCGTGTAATTATCATTTTGGAATGGAGTATTTTAGTTCTCCAACCGCACAGTCAATCCAATATGATAGACTTCCTAAGAATCACCTAATCCTAAGTTATATTCATATATTGGATGAGGCAGGCGAACAAGCTGAGACTATTCAAGATAAAGAAGATTTAGACAAATGGGCAGATATTTTAGATATTGAACGCCCGCCAATTATTTTTCAAGGAAAGCTAACCGAAGATCAAAAGGAAAAGATTTTAGACTTCGTCTATACTCCTCTTGATGAACTTGTTGGAAAGTTTAAAACTGCGTCATTTACTAAATACATTATTAATGTCCTAAACCCTGAACTTAAAACTTCATTTTTAAGAGATAGTGCAGACAAAGATATTGAAGGTATTGTATTTAGATTTTATGAGCCAAATGGAGAAGACTCTGTATTTTTAGCAAAATTAGTAGACCCAGTGTTCCAAGCAAGAGCCAAGGAAAAGGCTCAGGCTAGAGTTGAAGCACCTAAAACTGATGATTATATTTGGATCATGACAGCTGACTTAATGAATTTCATTGAGACTTATTCACAAGCGGATCTTGATGCAATTAAACCAAACGGTACAACATTTGAAAGAAGATACATTCAAATTATAAATGCAATTTTCAAAGATTTTGTTCAAGAACATGGTAGCAAATATCGTGGACTTGAAATTACAACACCAGAATTCTTAAATAAACCTGAATTTGACGTTAACCGATCATTAATTAATGATGATATTGTTATTAATTTAATTGATTCTGATAAAACACTCAAAGAACTTTATAGAGTTTTCCTAAATACATTTAGAAAGAAGAACATTAGAGTTAGCTCAACATTCTTTAATAAAACTATGAAAGAAACTCTAAAATCTCAAATATCTAAGGTTCAATTAGCAGCAGAAGATAAATTAAACGAATCTTTTTTCCCAACATTTAATCAATTTTTTGGAACTGACGAGGATGCAACTGATTTTTTCAGTCAATTTCAAGCAGACCAAAATAAAAAAAAAGAAGTTGAGGTAATTGTTTACCTAGATAAATTTCAACCCCTAAGTAAAGAGCACGAAAAGATTGCTGCTAATATTAAAGGAAAATATGATTCTCCTTGTTTAATGGTAGCATACCATCCTGGAAAAAGAAGCTCAGTTTTTCCAATGTCAATTGATACAGTTAAAAGTTCAATTGATAGACTTTCTAAAACCTCTGATTATGTAGTAGGAGGAGGTAGTGTCGATTCAATTGGAATCGATGAACTAATAAAGTCAGTTGGTCCAGGTTATTCAATTAAGGCGATTGCAACAAATCCAGACTTTATTCCAGATTTATCAATAGATTTAAATCGAATTAATAAAAAGGCTCCATACGCTAAGATTCCATCTCAGCTTAGAGTAGTTGAAGTTCCTAAAATTGAATTAGAGAGCGACTTAATTAAATCAGTTAAAGACCAAGATTTTGTTCTATACAAAAATTTAACAAGTAAACCACTTCATTCTGAATTCTATAATATGGGTAAAGAAATTGAAGAGTCTTTATTAACTGAATCAATTTCAGTTGAAGAGTTGGATAAAAAGAAAACTGCTCTACTTGATCTTATTATTGATGCTCCATATAATGAAGCTCTCTATAAAAAGATTGAAAAACTCTTAAAGAGAACTCACAATGATGTAACCAAAGATCTATTTGATATTCTTAGCAAAACTAAGGGTTATAAAGATTTAGCAAAAACTATTGTTACAATTGCAGATGAGCTTGACCAAGACGATGACCTATTAGCGTATTTAGATAATCCAACTATCACGCTTGAAGATATTACGTCAAACCCAAATGGAAATTTAAAAACCCTATTTAATACTACCGGACTTAGCCCAGAATTATATGAACAATTATTCAATTTAATTGGATCAGTTGGAAATGTAAATATCGGCCGTGGAGAGATCTTAATGTCTATCCTAGTTAAAGATGCAGTAAATGCGGATAATAAAACTAAAGGAGATATTAAAGTTGGAGGTGATTCAATTGAAATTAAATCAAGTGGAGATAATTTTAGATTAACTGGACAGAGCGGAACTGGTATGGGTGCTGATGCTGGAAACTATATTAGAAAAGGTTTATCTGACATATTTACAGAAGCTGGACAAGAAGTTCCAGAATATCTTGAAAATTCTACATCATTTGCACCAAGCGCTGCAGCTAATCCAAGAAAGGAATATTTTAGCCAAGGAATTACAGCAGCAGTTCAGGCATCAAATAAAGCAGAAGTTGTTGAAATCTTAGCATCAGGATTTAACCTAATTTATAAAAACTATAAAGATGAATTAGTTTCAACCTTTAATAATGCAATTGCTGAAGACGGAACATTTACAAACCAGGCCTATCTAAATGGAGTCTTGAAAATTGAATTTGACAGATACTTACAAGATGGAACCTACTTTATGGCAGTAAGTAAGCATACTGGAGATTATGTTTTAATCAATGGAAAGATAACTGACGATCAGCTTAAATACTTTAAAGTTGAGCAGGCTAATAATATTAGAACTAAATCTACTTCTTCAGACTCTCTATTAGGAATCGATATTAACATGGATTCTTTCTTACCAGCTCCTCAAGAATAAGTCTAGACTCGCTCGAATAAATATCTTAAAAGGGCGAAACTTGTGAATTCTTCTCAGAAAAACTATAAAGATTATCTCCAGGGTAAGACCAGATTGGAAAATGCGGTTATGCAACATCCAAGTGGAGAAAATCCAATTATGGATCTATTAAAGAAGGAAACAAATAGAACATTTTGGATTAAACCGTTCGCCGATTGGAAAAAACAAACTACAAAGAAATGATTCCATTTGAATTACAAAGCGGACTAGACGAACCTCAAATCGAGGGCATGGATGTATCTACGTTCATGTTAAGTCTACTACAAATTAGAGACCAAGCTCATATTTTACATTGGCAAACAACTAACGAAGCTCAACATAATGCATTTGGTGCATTTTATGATGATTTCCTAGGTTTAGTTGATGAAATTGCTGAGCAAGTTATTGGAAAATACGGCAGATTTAAAGTTGGAGGTAGTGCTATTCTTGTAATGGATTATGAGTCAGCTATGCCAATCTTTATTCAAAATATCGAAAAGGTATTTTGCCAAGATTTTTGTGAAATATTCGAACAAGAATCAAATACTGAATTGTATAACTTAAGAGATGAGTTTTTATCTCTTAAAAATAAATTAGCTTACAGATTAACCCTAGACTAATGCTTAAATTTAAACACATAAATATTCTAGAACATCTTCTATTGGAGGCTGACCTTATTATTATTGGAAATGAAGCCAATGATATAATTAGCATCGAAAATGATGCAGATATGCTTGCAAAATTAGATGCATTTCTATCTATGTTGATAGAAAAGGATATTATTAATAAATCTAAAACTGATCCGGTTATCTTAGAACAACTTAGTCAAGTATTCTTGCAAACCCAATGGATCAAAATTTTAGATAAGTATATTGATTATGTTTCACAAGTCTTAAAATTAGAAATTTCTGAATTGGAAGATCTAATTAAAAACGGTCAAGATACAACTACTCAGCAAGCAAGAATCAATGTATATGAGCAAAGATTAAAAACTATCTGGGATGCATATCACGCAATAGAAGAGTCCAAATGGACAAAGGAGGTAAATGATCTTTTATCTAAACTAAAAATTGCAGCATCTGATCTTGGTGAAGAAAAGGCAACTCAAGCTGAAACTTTAATGAAATACGTTGAATCTAATTTTGGAAAAGATTCAACTGATGATGAAGCAATTAAGGACGATGTTAGACAAGCCGTTCAAATCGCAGAAATATTAGATGGTTTTTCTAAAAAGAAAAACCGAGTTGAACCAGACATTGAAGATATTGATTTCATTGAAATAGTTAGTCCAGAGTTTGAAGAAGATCAAGCTATTAAATACGATGAAAGTCAAGAAAAGATAGAAGAGCTTAAGAGAAAGATTAAAGAACTTTCAGATGAACTTAACAAGAAAACTGGAGGTAGAGCTGAAAAGTTTACTAAACGTGATGTTCTTATTAGATTGGCGATTGAAGAACTTAGAACTTGGCCAGACATAAATACTCTTGAATCAAAGTTTGTTAAAGTTAGAACCGAGATTATGACTGATCCTAGGAGAGGTACTGATGATCAAACGGCTCTTTCTAGAGAAGCTAAATCTACCTATATGGCCCTTGCAGTTGAAGCATATATGGAAGCTAGAGCAAGACTAGGTAAGTATAAAACTGACCTAGATCTAAAGCGCTATAAAGGAGTTTCATATTCTCCAGAGATTGCACTTCCTCTATATGAAAAGCAAATAATTCCTATTACATCTAAACAGATGCTAGATTCAAGTAGAATTAATTATCTACTAAAGATTGGCGATCTTATTGGTTCGGGTTTTCTTAAATTTAGTGATGAAGTTGATGGATACGAACAAAAGGTATTAGGAGAAGTTTTTGCTAGAGCCAGAAGAGCAACTAAACCGGTTGTAGGTAGAACTATTTCCAGAACTGCTAAGCAATTAGGAGGAAAGGAAGCTCAACTTAAAGCAGAAAAGTGGACTAGATTTCTTTTTACTAGTTCAGAAAGTGGACTAGATGCACCACAAAGTAAAATCAAAGGAGCAACTAAAGTTGGATCTGGCACAGTTAAAGAAGACGCAACTGCCCCTGGTGTAGCATTTCAAACGCCTGCCTCAATAAGCGGATCAGGTAACCCGGTTGCACCTACTCAAACTAACGTTGGTTCTGGTGATAATTTCCAACCAAGAAAAACTAAAAAGTCTAATAAGAATATTATGGACTTTAAGAGCTTTTATAAAAATTTAGGAAAAAACTAAATGAAAACTATTAAAACATTCGAAGCATTTGCTAATGATGATTTTGAACCAAATCAAATTCAACCATTTAACAACGAACCAGAAATTTCTCATAGTGAGGAAGATTCCCATGGAGCAGAATATGAAAACTATATGTTCTTTGGAAATCTTAAAACAATCAAGCGTCTAGTTGACATTTTATTGGAAATGGATGAGGCTAAAGTAGACTCAATCCTATCTAACGGTCATGCATGGGCGGCAGATCATATTGCAACATCAAAAGATGATGTTGAAGAGGTTCTTAACTTTTTAATGAATGAAGTAGAAGATTCAAAGGACACTGAGCTTCTTACTGACTTTAAAGAGGAAAACTAAAAACAATGGCATAAGCCAAATAAAATAAAAAACTAATAAATTAAATCATGGGACAAGCAACAGATTTAGCAATGGCTAGAGGATTTAGAGCTGCAGTTATTACACCAGCTGTTATCACAAAGGAAGTAGAAAAAGCAGCTAAAGCTGCTGAAAAAGCTGCAAAGGAAGCACAAAAAGCGGCCGAACAAGTAGCAAAAGAAGCAATTGAAGCAGTAGAAGCTGCAGTAGAAGCAGAAGTTGAAACTAAAGAAGCAGAATAATTAATGTCTCCTAACCTACAATATCACTTAAATGAAAATATGTGTATCGCTGAGTCAGTTTTTAGACCGGGCAGCGATGCACATATTTCTTTATTGACTGAGGCTAGGTTTTATTTTGAAAATGGAGTAACTCTTGATCCAATTACAGAGGAGTTATTCATAAAAACTGATTTAGGATTTATTGCCGAATATGCTGGTGAGCCAGTTCCGTTGGATTTTCCAATTGAAGAAATTAATGAAGCGGATTATAAAGGAAAGGACGTAGATCTTAACTATCCACGCAGAGGAGGCGCTAAGAAATACCACGTTTACGTAAAGAATCCTAAGACTGGCCGGGTAATGAAAATTGCATTTGGTGATATTCATGGAGGACTTACAGCAAAGGTTAGTAATCCTAAAGCTAGAGCAAGTTTTGCTGCTAGACACCAATGTCACCTAAAGAAAGACAAAACTAAAGCTGGATATTGGGCATGTAGAATTAATAGATACGCCCATCTATGGGGCGGTAAAACTTATCCAGGGTACTGGTAATTATATGAATATGTACGTAAAACCTTTTAATGAATACATAAGTTTACTTGAGAAAAAGTCAACTTCTGAAAATCCAGCACAATATAAAGCACCAGAAGGAAGTGCTAGAGATAAGAAGCTAGATAAGGCTAAACAATTACTAGATAAAGGTAAAAATGATGCTGCCTATAAACTTAGAGATGAGATGGAGGCAACCGAAAGAAAGAAATCTGGTTGGAAAAATACACCAAGACCAGATTCAAAGGTAACTGAGGCTAGTAAGAAAAAGTCTTCTAATTTTAGTAAAGAAACTTTAGCTAAAATCAGGGCAGTTGCTAATAAAAAGGGTTATTCGTTTGCCGATTTAAAACGAGAATACACCAAAGGTCTAGGTGCATTTTACTCTTCTGGTTCCAGACCAGGAATGACTGCTCATCAATGGGCAATGGCTAGAGTAAATGCGGCAAGTCCAAGTAAATCTTGGGCCGATGTCAAAAAGACTAAGTAACATGCATCCATACAAAGATATATCATCTGGCGATAACTGGGTTATACGAGAATTCACCCAAGCTGTGGATCCAATTGAACTATTATGGCATAGAGATGATGAAGACCGTGGCCTCGAATTAATTGAAGGATCTAATTGGAAGATACAATTAGATAATCAACTGCCGATCGAGTTAACTAAAAACTCCAAAATAAATATTAAAAAGCACGATTATCATAGACTAATTAAAGGTGATGGTAATTTGGTTGTAAAAATCTACAAATCGTAAAATGGCATTCGAAATCGGAGATAGAGTTAAACTTAGATTATCCAAAGACACAATGGATCGTCTTAATCTTGTTGGCGCACCAATTGATAATAAAATTGTAACTATTGGAAAAGTTTATAAATTAGACTATGCTCCAGATCAAACTTTATACATGGTTGATTTAGAGGAGCCAATTAAATTTGAAGAAACAACATTTGACGAAATTTACGATCTTCGTGATGCAGATTTAGACCTCATTGATGCAAATGAACCACTTGCAGAAAATAAAGTATTACGATTTTCTTCTTTCATTAATGAATCAACTGAATCTGCTAGTTGGTATTTTGGAATTGCAGATTGTCATGGAATTGAGTCTTTTAATAAAGAAAATATTGATCATACCTATTTAGATCAATTAGACAGAATTCACGATTTAGGTTTAGCAGATGAAACTGCTCCAACTAGAAAAAGTGTAATGAAAGAATACAATGGCCAACTAAGCATGATGATAATGCGTTGTCGTTTTAATGAGCAGCGTCATCCAGTAGTTTATAGAGTCTTATTATCTGATGATGATGCAGAAATGGTACAAGATCTAGTCGATGCTAGAGATTATATTAATGCACTAGAGGTAATTAAACACAATTCACAAGAAATTCAACTTGCACGAGGTCAAGGTGCAAATCTAGAAAGACGCTGGAAAATGATTCCTAATCCAGATCTCGATCCATTCCACGGATAATCCATTACTCTCCACTACGAACGCTAGCGTTATCACAAATAGATAATAAAAAAAGATTGTGATTAATGCCAACTGATGCTTTACCAAGTGTAGCTGATCTTTCAGCCGAAGATTCTGCCAAAAAGGAATTTTTACAAGTAGACCCCATTACTGGGTCCGTTGTCGCTGGAGGTAGGGACTATTCTCTATTTAGCCCATGGTATGTTTTTAAATATACTGGTGGCGTTGCAGAAATCAAAGAAGATACTTATGTTAAAGCCAGAAGTCTGGTAAATGCCGCAACTAGAAAGCAATATTCAAATCCAACTGCTGCTTCAATTATCGATTGGGGTAAAAACCTACCTACTCTAGCTAGTGAATTTACGCTATGGTCAGCCCCATATTCATGGAGTGACTTTATTTTTTGTAAATTATATGGAGTTGTATCAAATAATCGAATGATTACTCTTAGAAAATATCCAGTTGCAATTAATGATACTGCAATTCCTGGAAGAAAGAATAATAACACTGCAAGATTTATTCCAATTGCACAAGCTGTAACTTGGTTTGGCGAGGGTACGGGTAATGATATTAATTCATTTTGGCAAAATAAATGGTCGATGCCTTGGGCTAAAAAATCAATTGATCAAAAGGACGTTGAAGGTAATGAAGTTGTTAACTTTGGGCAATCTCTAAAAAAGGTATTTACCGATGCAGGCGCAGACAAAATTAACCCTCTATTTAATTCAGTACTAGACATTGCACTAACTGCATCTGATATGGATCTAAATCCAAGTCAAAGTGGATATCAAAAACAATTAAAGGATAACTTTGAAAGGGTTGCCACGTCAACCGGTAAAGCATCGATTGAACAAAAGAGACAAGATTTTATTAAAGGATTATATTCAGATAATGGTGCATACTTTAATCAAATACTTGGACCAGTTAACGTTAAAAATCAATTTTTAATGAGAAGTCGAGGATTGACTCCCGATTTTGATGACGATATGTCATTAACCTTTGAATTTAGAACAGATTCCTACTTTGGATTAGACCAGCGAAGAGTAGCCCTAGACATTTTAGCAAATATGCTCGAATTAACATATTCAGATGGAGATTGGTTAGAAGTATTGAATGTTTACTATAAAAAAGTTGGATTAGCGTTAACCAAAACTGAACAGGCCCTAATTTCTAATTCTATGCAAGGTTCCGCATTTAACCCAGATGCATTATTTAATGCACTTGCACAAATTACAAAAGCAAGAGTTAATGCGGCACTAGATTTTACTCTACAGGCTGGCGGAGAAGCAATTGACGCTGGTGCAAACTTATTAGGATCACTAGTAGGACTTGAAGATATTAAAAATGTTACCGATAAAGGAGCACTCAAAACAGCGATGAATATTGCTGTTACTAGAGCGCTTGGAGAAACATTTCCAGCATTTGTTCAAAGAAGATCAGCCGTTGGTAATCAGCCAACTGGAAACTGGCATATAACAATAGGAAATCCAATGAATCCTATTATGCAAATGGGAGATATTGTTGTAACTAGTGGATCATGTACGTTTGGAGATGAACTTGGACCAAATGATTTTCCAACTGAAATGAAATTTGTAGTTACACTTAAAAGAACTAAACCTAGAGATAGCGCAGATATTAGAAGAGCGTTTGATCTCGGTAGAACGGATTATGTTGATAGTCGAGTTGGTGCAACCCAAGATCAACTAAATACATATGGCACGCAAGCAACTGATCAAACATCAAGATCAGCTGGGTCAACTACTGGTGCTGGAACAAATACTAATGTGAACATGGTTAGAGCAGAGGCTTGGATTAAAAACCGATATGGTGCAGGTATGTGGACACCAGATACTCAGTCGCTGGTTAATGATGTCTATTTTTACATCCCTAATGCGGCAAAGGACCTACCAACTGGGTCGAATGGTAATGGAACTCAAATTACAACAACACAAGGTTCATAAAATATTAAAATTGTTATATGATTAATTTAAGACTTCTTATTGGTAAACCTCTTAAAACTGGTAGTTTCACAGAAAGAATACTGGGAGCAAATATATTTTCATTTTTTACAGTAGATACCCTAAGTTCATGGAAACATGTTGTTTCAGAAGAGGAACAAATGAGACCTGATATTATTTCAGATTATTATTATAATAATCCAAACTATTTGGATGTTTTATGTAAATATAATGGCATATCTAATCCATTTTCAATTTATGCAGGGCAAATATTGATTGTACCAAAAAATCCTGCAAATTTTTTTAAAAATGCGCTTAGTATTATTGACAAAGGCTCAATCAAAGCAATTCCAAATATTGTTCCAGCTTCAACTGCAGATAGATCTAGACTTAATTACTTAACACAAAAAGCATCATCTAAAGTTGCGCCAAATGTAACCTTACCTAAAGATCAGAATATAAGAATAAAGGATGGAAATATTATATTTGGAGCAGATGTTACTAATGTTAATAAAGCAGACTGTCCAACTCCAATCTCAAGGTCAAAGGTATTAAAAACTTTAATTGAAGCTAAAATCTTTAATCAATAATGGCAACAACTGATCCAAACGCATTATCGACCGTATTTCAGCCTACCCTGGTGATTAATACAATTGCAATACCTGATATAAAGGGATTTAATAATCAATCAGGTGGACAGTCTAATGATTCATCAAAAGCTGGCCAAGACGTGGCAAACGTTGCTGGTGCACTTGTTCCATATGCAGAAATTGATAATTATCGTATAATGATGAGAGATTTTATTTCATTAAACATATACCAAAATGGATTTTTGCCTGAAATTACTCTAAGTTTTATTGATAAAAGCGGTGCATTTAGCGGAAGATACTTTCCTAGAAGAAATCCACTGTTAAAGTTATATGTTAAATCAAATAACCCTGAAACAAAAATGATTAGGGGAGATTATTTAGTTGAATCTATTGTTGGAAGTCCAACGAATAATACTTATACTGGAAGTAATCAAGAAAATATTTACACTATAACTGGGTCGTTGTTTATTCCAGGTTTATATGGTGATACTATAAAAGCTTTACCTAAACTTAAGTCAATTGATGCTCTTAAAAAGATTGCAACTGATTTAAAACTTGGATTTGCAACCAACGAAGAGTCAACTAATGATGAAATGACTTGGATAAATCCAAATTCAACTGTTGCAAATTTTATTAAAAATATAACTGATCGTGCATATAAAAATGAAACTAGTTTTTTTACTTCATTTATTGATGTAAACTATATTTTAAATTTTATTAATGTTGAAAAGGTATTAGGTGCAGAAACTAAAGTATTCCAATACGCTGTTGCAGGAGATGTTACATCACAAACAAACTTATCAAATTTAGACGCAACAACAACCACTGATAATAAGGAAAAAAATTATCAATTTTTTGATGTTGAGCTAAATAGTTCCAGGAAAAGATCCGGTTCGGCCCTAAATATAGTTGAATATTCAATGTATTCAAATCACGGAGAAGTTTTATCCACTCAAGCCTATAAAAAACAAATTAATTGGCATGATCGAGCTGAATACTTAAATACTGGTAAGTATTTGTCTTTTTACCACGAGCCATTAAGTAAAAGAGAGGTTGTTAATAATCAAGTTTTATACCAAAAGCCTATGCTCAACAACTTTACAGAAGGCGAACAATCTGCAAGATGGCTGGGAATAGATTATAACAATGGTCATACTAACTATAAATTTGCTAAATTACTAAATTTACACAACTTAACAGAATTAACTAAAAATTACTTGGTTGTAAAAATTCCTAGTATGAACCAAAATGTTATTCGTGGAGTTAAAGTTAGAGTAGTTATAAAAAATTTAAAGAGTGCAGACGATCCTAGAAATATGCAGACTGATGATAATATTAAAGAGGTCCCTGGAGCAGAAGCAACTACACAAGAGTCATATGACTATTATTTGTCAGGGTTGTATTATGTAAAGGACGTAATATATGAATACGATGCACTTTCGGAATTAGACAATACAAAAATGTCAACCACTTTAGTATTAGCAAAAAGAGAGTGGCTAGACGTAAAACCAGATTCTTATTTAGAAACTGAAAGATTAAAAAATATTAATGCATAATTATGCCAAGTGATGCTTTATCAGGAATCCAAAATTCGCTAAGCGGAAATAGCTCCAATAGTAATAAGTATGGGGCAGCAATCTCCTCAATATTTGACAAAAGAACCAATGAGCTACCTAATATAATTTATGCATTTAGAAACGGTAGAACAGAAAGTGTTGGAAATGAAGATCCAACTTACTTTGGTTTCTATATTGATATACATTCAACTAATTCCGAAGCAAAAGATATTGAAAATCCTTTTACTGGATTGCGAGCAAACCCTCTTTTCTATTTCCCAGAAGAAGGTTCCCTTAACGTTGAAACCGGATCGATGGCCACTAGAAACGATGGAAAAAACTTTACAAAATTAGCAAGTGATCCAAGCGAAGCTAGTGCAATTCAATATCTAAACCACTTTGGAAATGAAACGCTAGATGATGATTATGAAGAAAAATGGTCGAACAGCGTTCCACTAAAGAACCGAGCAAACTCAACAATTGATGGAATTAAACCAGATGTCACTGATATTAATAGAGGTTATTATTTAGCAGAATTTAAAAATTTACTAAATCTAATTTTAACACAATCTCCATGGACATTTAAAGAAATAGATGGTCTTAACTCTTTATGGGATGCGTCATATAAGCATAGCGTAACAGAGTCAGTAATTACAATAAAGTGTGAAGAAAGTGTTGACTTAAGAATAACTAAACTTGCTCACTACTATAAAATGCTTTCTTGGGATTCATTTAATAATAGAAAGATTTTACCACATAACCTTGAACAATTTTCAATGGATTTATACTTAATGGATTTAAGATTTCTAAAAAGTGGAGTAGATACTAGCGGAATTAATATTGGATTAGGATTTGGACCAAATGCTTTTTATGATGACACATTTAGCGCACAAATTAATTTTGGTGGAATTGGATTTAGATGTGTAGGTTGTACCTTTGATTTTTCTGGATTTCTTGACAGCTATTCATCTGGAGTAAAATCTAGCGTAAGCGATTCAAGTTTTCAACCACAATTTAAAATTAAAATTAAACGAGTTTTACCTGCAACCCATTTTGGTGATCAGTCATTTGGTTTTGCATCACTAGGAGAACCAAATTCATTTGTAACTACGTCTATTACTAGCGCCCTTAATGGAGCACTTAACCTTGGGCCATTTACTGGAGGAGTTACTAGAGTATTAACCGCAGCAAAAAATAAGCTTGCTAATATTTTAGGTACTCCACAGAGATTGTTAAATGACGCTCTACAAGGAGTACAGCAGAATTTTGAAAGTGGTGTTAATAATTTCCTAGGAGAAAATGGTCTTAAAATAAATCCATATGGACCAAGCATATCAGTTGAAGACGTGGTTAATGGACGTCGAGTAACTCCACTGAATAGTGATGTTTTTGAAGGAACCGATATTAGGACAGCCTTACCAATAAACGTGGACATGTTTACTGGAACAGATAACCGTAAGGCTCCAAAAATTACAAGAGATGAATTTACTGGCGCTGATAATAGAAAGGCTCCGCCAATTAAGAATGATATTTTTCCTGGAAAGTCTTCTCAATATGCATCGCCAATTAAGACCGATGTTTTTGTAAATAATACAACTAAATCTACTGGATCTATTAAGTTTGATGTTTTTCCAGGCGATTCTACAGTTTCATCAATTGTAAACCAAAGAAAACAAGGAGGTAAAATAACTAGCCAAAACCCATATAAGTCATAATGTTAAACCGTAACACCGATATTAATAGATCTGATGATAGTTCAATTGAGTATCTTATTAAGAGATACATGGGAACTGTTGTTGACGTAAATGATCCATTGAAAGAAGGACGCTGTCGAGTTAGGGTGCATGGACTATTCGATTCCCTTGCGATTGAAGATATTCCATGGGCTAATCCAGGAACAAAATCTACATTCTTTGGAAAAGAGGGCGCTGCTAGTATCTCAATACCAAAAAATGGTGCACTTGTTGTAGTGAGATTTGACCAAGGAGATATCTATAGCCCAGAATACGAACAATTACAAGAACTTGCAAAAGACCTTCAAGAAGAACTTAAAAAGGACGGCGAATATTTAGGATCCCATTTTATTTTATGGGATGGAGACGAAGCGCTTAAATTATGGTTTACTGTTGGAAAGGGCCTTACTTTTGAAAATAAGGCATCTAGAATTAATATTGCACAAGATTCCAAGATAACAATTGAACATAAAGAAACCCAATCTATTATTGAATTAGAGGGTCCAACTATTAATATTATAGCAAATTCAACGGTTGATATTAATGCAACATCAGAAGTTAGAGTCACATCAAGCCAAGTATGGCTAAATGGTGATTTTACTCGACTTGGTCACAGCTCATCAACTGAACCTGCAGTTATGGGTAATGCGGTAATGACTGCCCTAAAAAGTCTAGCCAGCGCAGTGGATGGAAAACTTCCAGCAACACCAGGACTAAATGCCGGTGTACTTGCTGCACTGGAACCTAACATTTTATCAAAAACCGTTACAGTAGGCTACTAATTTAGGTATATTAATTATAGTGAAAGACTATTATAATATACTAGAAGTAGAGCGTGGATGCAGTCAGGAAGATATTAAAAAGGCTTACCGAAAGCTTGTTGTAAAATATCACCCTGATAAAAATCCAGACGGCGAATCCAAATTTAAGGAAATCGCTGAGGCTTATGGTGTATTAGGAGATGCGGAAAAACGCAAAAACTACGATCGAGGCGGATCTGCTGGATCAACGTTTGAAGATCTTAGAGACATGTTTGGCGGCTTTGCGGCTGAAGATATTTTCACTCAAAACTGGGGTCTTAATCTAGACATTGTTGTTAACCAAAAAATCGATCTTAAAGATTTGTTAATTGGAAAAACTATTGAGGTTACTTACACAAAAAGGGGAGAATCTTCTCCGATTAGATTTAGTGTTGATCTTAACCCAGATACAACTAAACACCAATTAATATTCGATGGCAATAAGGCCTTTTCCAGATTAACCTTTCAAAATATGGGAAATCATGGAAAACTTGGAGGTGGAAGCATGTTTAACCGTGCATTTATTGGCAATTTGTATGTTTTATTGGATATTGTATTACCGGCTGGAGTTTCTCTTGATGTATCAGGTAATATTATTGATAATCGAGAAGTAAGTCTCGATGAACTAATTAATATTGAAAATTTTATTTTTACTTCAGTTTCTGGAACCAATTTTAAAATAAAGTCAATCAAAGCTAAGTCATTTAATGACATTAGAATAACTATTCCTGGTAGAGGAATGTCAACTGGCACACAAAATAAAGGTTCTTATATCTTTAAAATTCACACCAAGGTTCCTAATTTCGATAAACTAACTGATTCTGAGAAGCTGGATCTAATAAGCCTAATAAATAAGACTAAATAGGTGTCAACTTGTCACTTGTTGCGAATTATTTCTATCGATATGATATAAATAATAAAAAAAATCAGGCAACGTGGTCCTTACAGGCGTAAACGAAATTACAAAAACCTCAGATATGCTCTTCATTATAGAAAGAGTAAATGAAGGTTTAAACTCAGCAAAACTAGATAATGGTGATATCGTTATGGAAGGTGTTTGTGCAGTATTTGACACAAAGAATAACAACAACCGTATCTACGAAAAAGCAGAGTATCTTCCTCACCTAGAATACCTAAACGAGAAAATCGAAAGAGGTCAATTATTTGGTGAGCTAGACCACCCTCAAAATTTTGACGTTTCACTTAAAAACGTTTCTCACGTAGTTGAGAAATTATGGTACGATCAAAATTCTAATAACGTAAAAATTAAAGTACGTCTGCTTAACACTCCCGCTGGCCAGATTGCAAAAACTCTAGTTGAGTCAGGCTGTACAATTTCAACTTCTTCAAGAGCCGCTGGTCAGGTAATGAATGAAGGTAAAGTAAAAATCCAAAGAATATTCACATACGATCTAGTAGCTGAACCTGGTTTCAGTGAAGCTGTTCTTAGAAGATCTGTTAACGAGAGCTTCCAAAGCAATTACTCTATGCTTTTCGAATCTTTGGAAAATATTAAATCTACGTCAATTGTAAATAAATTGGTTGATATTTCTGAAAGCTTAAACCTCGAGGAATCAATCAAAGTTTATAAGATAAATAATGAAGAGATAGTACAAACTATGGAAAATAATAACAAACACATGACTAATGAGTTTGTAACGAAAGAAGCGTTCAACCAATACTCTGAACTTGTTAAAGGCAAGTTTGACGCACTTAAAGAAAGTGTAGATAAAATGGTTGATAACTTCGCAGTTACCGAAGACGACCAACCTGCTGATGCTCCAGTGGTTGAAGATCCAAATGCTGAACAAGATGAAGAACAAACACCTGCAACTAATGAACAATTAGTTGAGTATGTTAACTATCTTTCAAGCGAGCTTAGCAAAGTAATTGAATATAACAATTACCTTTCTGGAATGATGAACAAATCAATTAATTATTCTGAGCATGTTGCTGAGAAAGTTAATAAAGTAATTGATTATTCTGATTATCTTGCAGAAAAAGTTGAACAAGGTATCGGTTATGCTGAATACGTTGGAGAAAACCTAAATAATGCAATTGATTACTCTGAGCATATTGCTGAAAACGTAAACAAAAATATTAAATACACAGAATACTTAGCAGAAAACCTTGATAAAGGAATTCAATATTCTGAGTATGTTGCTGAAAAATCAGAACAAGGTATCAGATACACTGAATACGTTGCTGAAAACTTAAAGCACTCTATTGGTTACGCTAACTATCTTGCTGAAAACCTTGAAAGAGGAATTAAATATTCTGAGTATATTGCAACTGAATTAAATGAAGGTAAAGTAGGTCTTTCTACTAAAACTGCCTCTGCATTTAGCCAAATCGAAAAATTAGATGAGTCTGTAAACTATCAAGTTTCTGAAGGTTCTAATGTTTCTGATATTGTAAGTTCAGTTAACTCAATTGTTAAGCATATCAAAGATAACTCTGCTAAATCTGTATTAGAAAGCAGATATCCATTCTTAAAACTTCTTAACGAAGATAATAAATCAAGATTCTTTAATTTAGATCAAACTCAAAAAACTGCTATTATTGAAGCTCTTTCAGGTGCAGTTTACTTCAAAGAAGAAGACGTTATCCAAATCATTGAATCAGTTCTTAACAAACAACAAGAAAATACTCCAAACTTAATTAAGTTCATGCCTGCTAAATTCAAAGAAGTTTTTGAAAGCATGACTCCTGCAGAAAAGAGCCGTTTAGAAGCTCAAGCTTCTTTAACTGTTCTTAACACTCCTTACCAAGTTAAAAACTTCTGGGAGAGCAGAGATTTAAGAGGAGTTAATGAAAGAATTTATTTCGAAAAACAAAATAAAACAGCGCAACACATCAACGAAAGCCAAGGTAGAGAAGGTTTTATCTCGATTGAGAAAGTTGCGGAACATCAAAGAGGTTATGGTAATGCATACCTCGACGCTCTAAAAAGAAGAGCAAACAACTAAAAAATTTTTAAAACAAAATGTCTACAAAAGTATTTAAAAGACTAAACGATGCCTCTGTTAAGTCAACTTGGGCTCCAGTTTTAGAAAGCTATGGTGTAAACGCAGATTCACGTCCTTGGTTAGTAGATTATTGCCACTATCACGCAATGTTCGAAAACGCAGGTGCAATCAACGAATCAGCTGTTGCTCCAGGTTTATTCTATCAACAACCAGGTTCTATCAGTGGAATCGGTAACCCATTAGCTCCAACAACTGGTGCAAATGGTTCAGGTGATAAATTCCCAAGTTTATTGCCAGTTGCTATTCAAGTAGCAGCAAAAACTATTGGTTTTGACCTAGTTGGTGTAGTTCCTATGGACTCTCCAGTTGGTTTCCTTCCTTACTTAGATTATGTTTACCAAGGTGGTAACGTAACTGGTGAGTTTGAACCATATTTGATCAAAACTGCAACTCTTGATACAACTCCAGATAACACTGGTGACAGAGAGTTTGCTTATGTTGGTGTATCTCGTCTAGATGCAAAATACATCTACAAAGTTATTTCTGGTACAGACGCTTCTACTTCAGTTGCTGCTCAAGCGGTTGCTGCAGGTATTGCTGTTTCAGAAGCTGAAGTAGAATTAGTATCTGCTTTAGAAAATCATATCTCTGGTTTCACTTCAACTGCAGCTCCTGCAGGTACAGCTGAAGCTTCTGCTTGGTATGGTCCTTTCTTAGATGGTCAAGAGTACACTCAATCTATGAATAGAGGTGCTGGTGAAACTTCTAAATTCCGTCAAATGGGTCTTAAAATGTTCACTAAGTTTGTTGAGGCTAAAACTTCTCAAGTTTCTATCTCTGCAACAGTTGAGCAAATCCAAGATCTTAACAGAGTTTGGAATTTCGACGCAATCTCTATGTTAGAGAATGTTGCTGTTAACGAGCTTGCTCAAACAATCAACAAAGAAATCGTTTCTAAAGTTAAGAATTTAGCAACAACTCACGCTGCTGCAGCTGCAACAGCTGAAGGTTATTCTGCTACATTAGACTTATCTGCTGCTACTTATACTGGTGGTTTCGAAAACGTAACAACTGCTCAAAGAAGACTTGCTAGCAAGATGTTAGAATCTGCTAACTTGATCTACCACAGAGCACGTTTTGGTGCTGGTACTTTCGCAGTAGTTGGTGCTAAAGTTGCATCTGCTATGGCTGATGCTGCTGGTTACTCAATTGCTCCTTTCAACAACGATTTAGGTTCTGCTGCTGGTACATTGTACCCTGCTGGTAAAGTTTACGGTCTTAACGTATACGTTGATCCTAACTTGAAGTTTGACGATGCGACTGTATTAATTGGTCGTAAAGGTGCTGACGAAGAGCCAGGTCTTAAATTCATGCCTTACATCATGGCAGAATCTCTTCAAACTATTTCTGAGGGTACTTTCTCTCCGAAAATCGGTATGAAGTCAAGATATGCTTTGGTTGAAGCTGGATGGCACCCTGGAACTCAGTATGTTCAATTCTCATTGGCATCTGGTTCTCTTGCTAAATTAGCATAATCTTAACCCAGGTTATATTAAAGTAAAGCCCTCTTCGGAGGGCTTTCTTATTTTAAGAGGTCAGATAAATAACTAAAATAATTGTCTAATTAGGTAATTATAAAAAGAAATTAATCTGAGACCTCTGACGGCCTTAATATTATTTTAATATGAATACTCATATTGAAAGATTGGAGAGACCAGGAGTGCCCAGAGAAGATCGAGTAATTAAAAAAAGAAAACAATAAAATGGCAAACCCAGTATTGTCTTACACAGAGTTCCTAACTGAAAAAGTTAACCAAAACTTGGCAGTATTACCTGCAACAGGTTCTAAATTAGGAAAAAGCGTAGATCCTAAAATGGCTAAATTAGATATGCCTAAGGGTTCTAGCGTTAAAAAGTCAGTTGACGCTAAAATGACTGATCTTAAAGCTGCTAAAGGTTCTAAAATCTCTAAGTCAGTTAATTCTAACTTAGCTGAAACAAACCCTAAAGGAAAGGCTATCACTAAGTCAGTAGATCCTAGTTTCGGTAATTTAGTTATCAAAGGAAAAGCTATCACTAAGTCAGTTGACCCTAAGATGGCTAACAAACAAAAATAATTAAAAACTCGATGAGGATTACATTAAGCGTACCTCGCAGCATAGTCCAGTATATGGACAAAGCCGGAATTCCAATGCAAGACCGTGCAGATCTTTATGAAAGATTTGTAACGTATGCAACTGGTTTAATGACTGGTGATGAAGTTGATCGTTTTGATTCGTATGTTTCAGACCATGAGTCTGATACTCCAACTGAATCAATGACATTCGAGTCTTTTATTGCAATCAATGAAAAATCCAGAAATTCTCTTAAAGAATTAGTTGGAAAAGATGATGAAGAAGAATTAGATCTTGATGATGCTCGTCGTATTGGAAAGAAAGTTTCTAGAATGACTGGCGATGATCGTAAGAAATTTGTTGGAATTATCAATTTCATGGGCGCAAGCTGCAGAATATACAATGAAATCTGGGCAAACTACAAGCCAGTTGATCCAGAAAGAAAAGATTCTAATAAAGGTAAGGCCTTTAGAGGAGAAAAACCACAAGCATAATTAAATGAGCGTAATTTGCGAAATTTTCCAAAGTCATGAACTTAAGTGGCAAATCAAAGACTGTGAGCCAAAATGGAATCAGAATGATCAAAAGACCGTTCTGCATAGCATGACTTTATATCCAGATTTGGATTATGTTAAAGCTGAAGGTACTTCAACCTATGTTAAGTATACAAGTGCAGAAAAGATTCGTGAATTACTATTAGAAATTCATAAACATGTTTGCGAAAAAGTTAATGCTAAAAAGGCAGAAACTTCTACCAAAAATGAAGCATTGGAGCTTCCGGCAGGTGGATCAAACTTACCGGCTGTTCAAGGAAGTCGTGAACTTGCAACTACACAAAAACCAGGTTTGCCAGTTCCATATAATGCTGCACAGTACGCAAAACAAGAGGATCCTGGTCAAAGGTTATTGACTGGACCTGAACCCCAAAAACTATTAGGCGAACCAGAAGAAAAGAAACTTCTACCTCCAGGAATGGCAACGTTTTTTTATTGTTTAACAATGGAAGATGAAAAAAAGGTTGTACACTCAGTTGAAGTTGAAATAGGAAAAGAAGCTGAACAGGTACAGTCTCTAGTTGGAACTGATCTTGAAGATAAAGGAAAGGTTAAACTTGTAGCCGGACCGTTTAAAACACTGGAAGAAGTTGAAAAAGAGTGCACTATCGAAGAATCATCTGAAGAAGACTGCTGTAATTATTACGTTACAATTAAAACGTCTAAACTTCGAATGATTGAAGAGGGTAAAGGAACTAAGACATTTAGCTTTAGATACTTAATGTCAAATAACATGCTTAAAGATTTAGGAGATGATAAAATATCAAATTCTGATAAGTTTACTATTACAATTACACCTGCATCAAATGGATTAACTAAGATTTTTGGTGCAAGTTACGATATGAAGCTTGAAGATTTTAATAGCGATAATCCATCTTATCCTGGAAATCTAATTGTTGCAGTCGTTCCTACCTTGGAATTGACGCTTATTGGAAATGAAACTATGCCTGAAAAGGAGGAGCCTAAGGCATATAGTGAAATTAGTGCAAAACAACTTAAGGCTCAAATTAATGCATTTGAATTTGATGAAAGAAATGCAGCTCTAACTCCAGAAGAAAAGGAAAAACGCTTTAAGGAACTCATTTCTAAATGGGAGGAAACAGAGCGTAGAGATATATCATAATCTAGCGAATAAATAAACAAAAAAGTCCAACATAAATGGCAGGGTTACCACATTTTAAAAATTCAAAAGTAGGCCAGCAATTATTTGAACCGTTATACCTTAACCAGTTTACGGTAATTATTACGCCGCCTTCTAGTATCAATAATACAGCTATTAATGAGTTATTAGTTGAACACGTAAAAAAGATTACTGGACTTCCAGAACAAGCTGGTACTGGTGGAACAGTCGACCAAAGCTACAGATTCTCTAAGAGATATTTTGCAGGTGCAAAACCTAAAGAAACTGGTGCTAAGTTTACAATTGATTTTGAAGTCAACTTAAACAATGCTAATGAGATGTATGTTTACAACTTATTTAGAGCTTGGGCAAACCTAGTATACGATCCATTGACTGGTAGACAAGGTCTTAAGAAAGACTATGCACCAAACGGAGCCGGAGTTTATGTTGGAGTACACAACCGTGCAGGTGACGTTTATAGAGAATTTAATTTCTCTCCAGTATTTGTTTATGGAGATACTAATTTGGTTGAAGATATGAAATTGGATTATACTTCAGATTCAATTTATAATGCGACTTTTAGCTTTATTGCTGATAGTTATACTGAAGTAAGAAACGGACAATTCTAAAAATTTAAAAACCACTTTAAAATGGATATTTTTAACCTAAAAAGTAACGATGTTAAAGACTTTAAGAGATTCATGGACATGAAAGCTCCATCATTTGGTGGACCTAGTGAAACTGAGTCATTTGATAAATCTAAAAGAAAGTCTTTACAAAATTGGACAAATGTTGCACAAAGAGATGCTAACTTTGAAAATGGCGGAAAAAACCACAATTATGATGGTTATTGGAAAGCATTTAATAGCGATGTACCTAGTCGTACTGCTAAAATTAAAACAGAAGAACCTTTAACTGCAATTCCTACAATGGGAGTTAAGATTGTAAAAGAAAGTCATGTTCCTCAATTTGAAAACTATATGTTCGAAGAAGAAGCTGATGAAATTAAAGACGCAGATCTAGAAGAAACTCCAGAAATCGACGAAGAAGCTCTTGAAATGTTTATGGAAG